CACGCCAAGCTTTAACTAACGCAGTCCAGATGCTTATCCCTTCTGGGTTATGGGACGCGAATAACCCTACGTCAGGAGTACAAGAACTTTATGAATCTTACGTTCCTAACTTAATTTATTATGTTATTAAAACTGAAACAGACTTCGGGAGCAACCCAGAGTCTTACAATAAATTAATGCGAGCTTGGAACAGGTCTCTAGCCGCATCAGCGGTTCCTATGAAGTTGGTCAATGCGGACAGCACCGACCCCGATAACAATGCTCGCTTTCTTACGGATTATATTTTACAATATCTAAACGAAAAACACGACTTTATAAGATTCCACGGAAAAAGTTTTAAGGAATCCGATATCATAAACACTCAAGTAAGTGCGGGTGTAGAGAAGCCTGGATTTTTTCATAGGGGGAGACGGATACCTGTCCCTCCGTTTGAAGAACAACGTTTTTACCAAAACACTTTAATAGACGCTCCTGTACTCAGAGATTTATCGGCGCTCCTGATTCGTCCAGTCCAGAACTTAGGTCTTAATGTGTCTTCAAGCGCAGCCGCAAGTCTATCCAGATACATTACGAGCTCTACCGAGTTAAGTGATGTTAATATGTTTAATATCCCAAACATGGGTGTCAATTTAGGGTTTCTATTTAATTCATCAGGGCTTAACTTACCTTATAACTACGAAAGAATTATTAGAAAAGGACAGCTGGAGAACATGTCTTTGTTTGATTTGTGGAGCTCAAAAGCTTCCGTTGTGAATAGTAAATTTATGACGTCGTCCTTCGATTGGGACGTCGATGATTTCCATAATTTAGGAGAGACTAAGCTTGGCAACCAAGCGCTGCCAGGCGTTATAGATATCTTCCGTCAGTTCTCCCCTTTCCACGTCCTTAATAAAATATTCGTCGGGGTCCAGGTAGACGATATTTACCCTATGTGGTCAGGCATTGCAGATAACTCGGAGATAGAGATTATTCAAACCCTGCAAACCGATGCGGACCAATGGAACAGCAGTTTCGTTACCTCTGCATTCCCAGGCACAATAGGAACTGGAATCTTTTCGGGAATAGCCCCTAACATTACGAATCCTTTTCATGGTAGATGGGTACCTTCCGCTACTGTATACACAGCTCCGTATTTTTGGAGTGGAGGAGGAGACGGTGCAGAAAACAATATCCGTATTGGCTATAAGAAAACTGGCAACGCCCCCCGAAGTGCCGGACGTCGAAGAAGTAATAAATATAAATTTACAGGTTGGGCATACACGAGAAGAGGGCTAAACCAACCGATTAATACGGATTTATTTACGTTTAGTGGTACGGATGCTGCGAGAGGTTTATACGCCTCCGGGTTCCTACCAAAAGGATTCAACTTCTCTTCGCAGAACTTCGTAACCGCAAGTGGAAGCCTATCCTCAGTATATTCATATTACGATTCCAGCGGTGATATCCCATCTTTCCCCGGGTATGGAGGGAATACTATTAAAGGTTATTTTCCTGCAAGAGCTGTACCTGATGAGGAGAACAACGTTTCAGGATGGAACACCTTACGTGCTACTTTCGGTTCTCAAATACTTCACACTTTAGCAGATATATTTGCCCGACGAGGAAAAGAAGATAATCGATGGCAACTACAAACTGACGAAAGTTACACTAATTTTAAATGGGGAAATGGAATGATGTTGTTGCACAACGCATTAAACGATATTTTCAAAGGACAGTTACGTAACGTGGTATATGAAGGAACCCAGCAAGTAGGGGATAAGTATGGGGGAGGATTTAATTTAATTTCTCATGTATTTGGTCCAATACTTTTTAATAATTCTTTTAACATACCAGGAAGTATTGTTGATAATGTAGGTACTGTGGCGTTCCCCACTATTGGAGGAACGACAGTCTCCGCCTCGTACCCTTCGTGGAGTGCTATAGCTACAGCCCCTGCCGTAAACAATGACCCTGTTTTTGTTGCGGCTGACGGAAATGTTAGAGTTTTAGAAGAAGGTATTTTACAAGCTAATGCATATAATACCTACCGACACCCACTAGACCTTTTCGAAGCTCCCAACACAGAGTATTTCTCCAACGGAACCTTATTGTCAGGAGTAGACACTGTCGCTCCTAATGTAAATTCATTAGCTGTTTACAACTCGAAAACCAACACCACTTATAACGCAGACAAACTAGGACCTTCTGGCATAACTTTAATTCAAAGACATAACACCACTAACCCACGGAAAACAGTAAGAGTCCGGTACCCTTTGGATGGAAATATGAATTACTCTTACAACGGAAAGTTTAAGTTTCCTCCGCGAGACGACGCTTCTTTAAGCAGAAGCCTTTCCTCTATTGCCGGATGGAGGTTGGTAGACCAGTATAGAGCTTCTGGAATCTCGGAAGAATTAACTGCTGATACTAGTATCGATTTAGATGCTAGAGCTACTTTAGTGGAGACCCATTCGAGTGCTCTCAACTTTGTTACTCTTAGTTGTAGTGGGGGAGGTAAGTTGTCTACCAGCAGTATTTTAGGTTTTATAAACAACCCTTCTTTAGCAACCCATTCCACTCCAGAAAGTAGATATACCCCGACTAACCTTCGCTATCTAGAACCAGGAAGAACCTATTCAATTACTTTAGATGCTTCTTCTAACAGTCTGGGTACGCCTTTACTTACTTATAGCGTTATCAATCGCAAAGCCGGAGGTCAATGGAAACAAATTTTGGCAGACGGCACAGGAGGAACTTGGATTAATACCACCACCGATTTATCAGGAAACCAAGTAAACCCTTTGTTTAGTAGTACTGAAGATGCAGGAAAGGATTGGAAAACATATAGCGGAACTGTTACTGTTTCATCCACCTTCCAAAAATCTGATGACCATCAACTATGGATTACTCCTATGCAAAAAGGTACACAGACACAAAAAGTTACTTTTGGAGTGCGGAATGTACAATTCAAAGAAATGTCTCCCGCTAGTGAAAGTCCTAAAAACCTAGGAGTGGTAGGAAATAAATTACTTCCTAACTTCGACTACAAACTTAAGCTCAGAGGGCAAGTAGCTCAGCTGGCTGCAGAAACCCCTGTAAACGAAAAAGTATTTATACGGGTTGTGGTAGAACAAAAACCTTTCATAGGAAATGGATACGAGGATTTCCTCTGTCGTTCCTGGGCTTATAACTGGAATGACCGTCGCTGGTATCCAGCAAAAGAAATGGACCCACAAGACGAATGGTTACGCGTACCTTTCACAGCGAACCGTTTAGATGCAAGTGGGTTCCAAACCGAAGAAGACCAATTCTTTGAATTTGATATTAACACACACAACCATAGAACTCCTTTAGCGTACAACTCCTTGTCAGTACAAGGTCCAATGAATGGCTACTTTGCTTCCGCTGGACCTGTCCATGACGACCAATCTGTATACTATGTAGAAATAGCCAAACCAGAACGTACTGGGGAATATAATGGAGTTACAATAAAAAGTATTAGTTTAGTAAATGAAACCTATAATAAATATGCAGATGATTTACAAAGACAAGAATTTTGGGGAGCATTTGATTTCTTCGATACATTAGGAAATAATAAATCTTCTCGTGATGCTAGAGATTCCTCTGGAACTTATCACACCTCTGGTGGCTCACGAAGTGAGTATTTAGAATATTGGGGCGGTAGTCATTCCGCAACTAACGGAATATATGGGTTTAGAGACCAACAACATTAGTAATGATTAAAGGCAATATAGAAATAATTCAAAGCTGCGGCAATAAAAATACTACCTTGTTTAAAGGAAGTAATATGGTTACTGATGGTGTAAGAAAATCGATAGCCGATGTAATGACTTACATGCCAAATCCTTTTGGGGGTAGTGGTATGGAAGTAGGTGCAAGTTCAGTTTCAAGCTATCAAATTCAGGCGATGAGTTTAGGAAGCGCGAAGTATTACTATAATGCAAGAAACTCCCGGTTCTGGTTTAGCTCTATGGAACAGTCCGGGGTAAGATATCAATACCTCACCCCAAATAAAAATAATCATTTTGAGATGCTCGATTGTTATTCTTCTATAGGTAATAATCAGTGGATGTCCACTCAATCCCACCAAGCTAATCTTATTAAGGATAGCACGTTAGAGGATTTTTCTGAATGGACGTTTAGACAAGACGACCAACCAAGCGCTGACAAAGACCCTATCTCTAGACAGAATACCCCTTTTGCGCAAGGTAACAAGGAGGTTACCCGATTCGAAGTAAAACAAGGGCAGGTACATACTATCATTTCTCAGCAAGTGGATATGAGTTTAGGGGAAGTATATCATGTTCTTACTCACGGTAAGGCGTATGAAGCTACCTTTGACGTACGTATAGGAAGAGGGCGACAAGGACAAATTTTTGAGTACTACGATTTTACCCAAAACCAGTTTGTTTTATTTGCGGACGCCGAAAAAACAACCAGAAAAGTAAGAAAGCTTCCGAACAATTATGGGGTAGACAGCTTCCGTTTCAAATTAGAAGGTCACGCCCGTATGGAGGACTTCAATGAAAACGGTCAGTATTTTATAGAGTACAGTTTCCCAGCTCTTGAATATAAAGATTGGACGTTTGCTCCTTGGGAATCTGGATATGTTAATCCTTTTATTGATATTATTAAATTAGAATTATTAAATGATTCAAGTTATATTTTAGAAAATCCTAATTTCTTAAAACATCAAAGCCGACTCCTAAATAGTGATTTTAATCATTCTTATCCTTTGGTTTCTCCTGACGCCCTTAATGTGGTGAAAGCAGAGCAACGAGGTCTAGTAGGGTTAATAGGTTGGAGCCAAGTAAATCCTTTAGCTAAATTTTCTGATAACCCGACCTTTAAAGAAAGTGCGTCGGGGTTAGGGTACGTACAACCTTTAACGGAAGGATTGCAAGAAAATAAAGCTTTTTCTTCTGTTTATAATGGAGTGCTCCTACATGCGTCCTCCGCGGACCTAACGTCCAGTGGCGCCGCTTCTATATCTCAAGTTTTTCTTCCTCCATATACTGACAGGAACTTATTTGCTTTTATGAATGAAAACACCAACGCACCTAATAATTTAGGAAAAGGTGTAAGGGGACAAGCAGATAATAACGCTACTTACATGCTATATTTCAATGCTATGGTATCGGGCACATCCACAGCTGCTAATTGTGGTTATATCGAAGTTACTTTTAAAGATACCCAAGGAAATTCTTACGCATTTTACCCCGACCCTACCACAGGTATATCGGACGAATTCCAAGCTGGGGGAATATCTAAAAAGTTTACTTTTGATACGAAAAATGCATGGACTCAATTTAGTGTTCCAGTAACTCTACCCCCTGCTAATGAGGGTGAGGGTTATACTTTAGAAATAAAAGCAAGCGGGCGAACTGATGCTAACGGATTCTGTTATTACGCTTTAAAAGATGTTGCTTTTGGTCCCCTAGGTGAATGGAGAGTTTACTCTTACAATAGGGGGGATAGCGCAACTAGCAACAGTACTAGGTACTCTTCTTGGTCGTTAAGCTCCGGAGCATGGTCTAAGGTAACGTCAGGGGCTATATTTTCAGCCCTGAGCTTTAGCTCTCAGAAGTACGACCCAACCTCCATAGAGGCGGAGGAAATTAGAGATGCAATTTATAATCCAACGGTAAACCTACCCGTCAACCAATTAGTTCAAAATATTGTTGGTTTAGAACCAACCAAGTCTTATAGATTATCCTTAAAAGGAAGTACTAAGGACACAACCGACCCCGCTTTCGTAGTATCTGTGAAAGCAAAGTCTAGAGGAGAGAAAGAAGCCAGGTTGTACGAGTCTTACAATGTGTTTGGAAGTTACTTCACCCCCAACCCTGCTACTGTACAGCAAGATGGTACCGTCAACCCAGCAACGATTAACACTACACTCCCAGGAAACTTTTCTCCTTATAACGATACTACATGGGGTCAAAATGGTAGTACCGTCACACGAAAGGCAATACCTACCTTCTCATACCCTATAGCAAATCCGAACGCCAAAGCTACGGATTGGGGAATAGAAGTAAATGATAAGGGACAAACGAACTACAGTATCGGTCAAACAGACGTTCCTATTAATCGTGGTAGGTATAGACTTTCTATGGATATTACTAGTGAATCTAACAATGCTTTAGGAACAGGAGCCCATTTTATATTAAGTGGGATAGCGGCTACAAGTAATTTAAAATTATATTATAACTGGAATACTAACAGGTTTGAGCGACCGACTGACCCGGAGACTGGCAATCCAAGCGATACTTTCTTTAATGGGAATGGGTATAACCGCACTCTATCAGGATTG